GCTTGATCTTTGCTTTTATCAAAAGGTTCTATACCCATTGCACATATTTGTAGCTCTACATTTTGTTCTACACCATCCTTTTCTTTACTTTCTCTAACAGTTTTGACATAGGTTATAGCTTTAATCATCATCTCGCTGCCAGCTTCTGGTAACTTTTCTATGCCTAACTTTTCTAACTCTTCTCTACCTAACGATATACACAAACCGTAGCTATACATTGGTTCTTCATACATCTCATTGCTGTCAATAGGCTGTGGGTCTTTCTTTAAATCAATTAAATCCATTTATACCTCCATTGGTGATGGTGAATTGTAACCACTAAATTGGTTGATAATGTCTTGCATATTGCCAGCATCATTCTTACCCATTTTAGCTATGTTGTCAGCAGCACGTTGTTGTGCTTCTGCCTGTGCCATTGCTTGTTGTTGTTCTGCTCTTGCCTGTCTTATCATGGCAACTTGTTTACCGGGAACAATTAACTCTGGATCAATGCCTAACATATCAGCATAATTGTCTGCCCATGCATCAGAATCAAACTTATCAAGTACGTCTGGCTTCATTTGTGCAATAGCACCCATTGTATTTGTATATCTATCTACACTATTTGTACCAATAGCACGTTGTGCTTGTGCCAACATTGACACAAATTCAACACTTAGTTCCATACCTTGTAATTCTTCTGGGGCTGGTGGTATTAATCCACCTTCTACCATGCGTGTAAATGTAATATCAATCAATGGATCTAATAATTCATTGTGCAATCTTTCTAATACAGGACCTAACATAAGCAGTTTTTCTTCGTGACGTTCTGCTACTTCTGTTGCTGTCATTCTTGTATCAGTAGCATTAGCCAACATAAGAAACAAATCAGCATAAAAACTACTGTTAATGCGTTGTCTTACGTCTTGTATGTCCATTAACAAGTGTTGTAAATTAAGACTTACGTTAAATGCTGTCTCAATTTTGCCTTGTTGGCCATCAATAAACGTAACTCCACCCGGTAAACTATCTACATCTCTATTTTTTAAATAGCTAGGTACTTGTAATGGTGGCTTTGTTTGGTAATCAATGCCTTGTGCCTTGCGTAATTGCTCATGTTGTAACTGTTTAATGTCACCTAACGATTCCATTCCCGGTGAATTGCCATAAATATCACCACCAGATATTCCCCATCTAGGAACAACGACAGGGAAATCATTAAATCCACTCTCTCGTAGTACATCTTCGCCATCACCGCCTTGTTCAAAATAACAAGATTTGTATCTCATATTTACATTATCTTTCTTGCTAAAATCTCTTTCTCTATCATCTCTTGGTTCTATTGCATGAATCAATGTAATCCACTGATCTAATGAACCTCTGTCGTACAAGTTTTTAACAGACGTTGAACATTTGCTATATCCAAATTCTCTAACCACTTCTCCTACTGTTTTTTGGAATTCTCTGTACAAAGTGTTAACTCTGCCTTGATAATCTTGTGCTATTGCGTATTCTCCACAAGTTATTGGGTAATGATGTATTGCTTTTTTTTCATCAGGTAAAATAATTGACCCTGCCGTTCCAAATGCTCCTAGTTCTTCATATATTCCATGCAATGTTCGGTATGTATTGGACTTAGTAAACACTAATTGCATACGTTCAGTAACACCAGCTAACCATAATTTGACAGGTGGAAACTTATTAAGATCTGGATCAGCCGTAGCTAGTCTGAACCAAGGTCTTGCAGGGGATGTCGCACCTGCCATCATGCCAGCACCAAGTGTTCTTAATGCTCTTGTACCAGTGTTGTCGTATATAGAATTATGTCTTCTATGTCCTTTGTTTCTGTCTTGCTCAAAATAACGTCCATTTCTAGGTAATAAATATGTTGTTATTTCTTGCCAATGCGACCACCACGTTGCCCTCTCAGATCTAAGGTGACCCCACCGAGTTAAGAGATCAGCACGCTTGGTTTTCATTGTTTAACCGCCTAATAATGTATTGCTACCTAGTTGTAGCTCTTCTGGATTTACACCTTGTTGTCCAGTAAGCAATGTACCTCCAGCACCTGCTCCTTGCCTTGCTGCTATACCGCCTTCAATACCGCCTACATCAGGTTTTTTTCTGTTTGCTTTGTTATATTCTTGTGATTCTTGTTCCATTGCCTTTTCACGATCAGCAGCAGCTTTAGCATTTGCAGCTTCTTGTGCTGCTAACTGTTTCTTTTGCTGCTTTTGTTGTTGTATACCTTGGTACACTTGGACACCAGTGCTAATAGCACCTATTGTGATGGCTGCAACTACCATAGTTAAATCTCCTTAGAATAAATAATTTCTTGTACACCGTATTTTAGTCTCGGCAACAATGAAACTAGTGCGGTGTTTTCTTTGGCGTGCCATAACATAAGTTTGCATCCAATAGATTTTGCGTGCTCTTCGGTAGCTTTTATTAAACGTAAACCTAACCTGCCACTTCTGAATTCTTTTTTGACAAACAAAACGTCATTCTGTGTGACTATTAGGTCAGCATAATGAAAATGATTGCTAACAAAGTTCATAGAATAACCAATACAAACATTATCTTGCATCGCTACATAAATAAACAATGAGTTTGATTGGGCAGTTGTTTCGTACAAAGGCCAATTAGGCTTTAGCTTCATTACTTGTTTGTTACGAGCAATTTCATCGTAATGCTCTTCAAACAAATGGTCTGCTACAACCTTAAATTCATCTAGCGTGCAGAGTCTAATCTCTGTTTTAGGTACTCTACTTTCGTTTACAGTAGCTTTACTATCATTAGTTACGGTCACACTGGTCATAAAAAATCTTTTGGTACACAATCAAATATTATATGCACTCTGTCTGTAGTGCCAACATTGTCCGCAGTATGTAGTTTTTTATGGTTAAACCACCAGACCTCGCCTACCTCAAACTTTTGTTTTTGATCACCACAAGTTTGACTACAATGTGGATTAGATTTTACAACTAAATGAAACCGAGCGTATTTATCTGCATATTTCCCTTGGTCATTATGTTTTATTATGTGGCCACTAGGTTTGAGATTAACTATAAGCACACGCCCCATGTCTTCGACCATAAGCTTTTTTAATACTGGTTGCATCAATGGCACTAATGCTGGTTTTAAGTACTCCATACACGGATAGTCGTATGATCCTGTATCCCACATAACGTAATAGTGAGTCATTGCATATGGTCCTCTAACGTAGATTGACTCTGTGTCTTTGTGTGGTGAGTTCATAAACGTTTGCCTTGCCGTTATTTCTTTCCATAACTCAGGTTTGGCATCAAGCAATTTAATCAATGGTTCTACATCTAAACCATCTGCTACACGAATAAAGTTAGAGCACTTTGTATGGGTCATAATCTTTCTTTTGTGTGGACTCTGTACGTCTTTTAATGTATATATCCTCTGCTACTTTCTTGGCTACTGGAAGGGCAAAGGTTAGTGCTAGTGCATCAGCTAAATCTGGTGACCCTGCCCCCTGCAATCTTTTCTTTATCTGATCCTTACTTTCCAATACACGCCTACCTACATTGTCGTACCAGTATATTGGTGTTGCTAACTCCTGTTTAAGGGCTATGTCGTTTGGTATTGCACCACCTTCTTCTATCCATTGTTTCATTAACCACCACATCTCACTTCTACGGTTGATGTATTGCTCTGGTTTCATTGCTTTGCCACCAAAAGGTATTTCGATTACGTCATATGACAACTGCCTTAGTCTGTCGATTACACCACTACCAGCACCTGCATCACAGAACACTGCATCTGGGTTATGTTCCTCTATCAGATTGGCTACTCTGGCTGCTAATTCCATATTGTCTACACCTCGATAGACCACAGGCGTAAATGCTTGCCTACCTTGCCTACGAAACACTACAGATCGGTCATCCCCAAACCTTGCAGGGTCGATACCTAGCACTACTGGTGACAGCTTTACATGATCTGCTTGGTATGTCCTCTTTGCTGCATCCTCGGTATCTGCCAATGCGATTAACTGGTCATCACCTTGGGCTGAGAAGTCGCATAGATATTCTCTTGCAAATGATGTCTCACTCATATCACGTTGCAACCTCTTTACCTCGTTGGGGTGCAAGCTATCTGTATCGAATACTGTGTACCTTGATGCTGTCCAATCGTCCTCGTCTATGGCCTTGTAATACAACTCAGAGAACAAGTTAATGCCACTAGGTGTACCGATGAATATTGACCAACCAAGACGGTCAGATAGTGCTGGCTGGACTATGTCTGTCCATAGCTCGTTCTTTAACTGTGCGACCTCATCCATGACTATGCCGTCTAGACGTAATCCTCGCATCGCATCTGGATTGTCTCCACCAAACAATCTAATAATCGCTCCATTATGTTTAAACCTGACCGATAGCTCACCCTCGTTAATGTCTATTACAGAGGTTCTACGCAATGGTTCTATCTTCTGTTTTAGTCGTGCCCATGCAATCGCTTTTGCCTGTCTCAGGAACGGTGCAACATAAACAAACATAGCTAGTTCTTTGTCTGTCTTCATGGCCTTATCTATTAGCTCCATGATTGCCAATTCTGTCTTACCTGACCTTCTGTGAAGTGCATAGACCGAGAAGCGTTGTTTCTTTATATGGCATTCTCTCTGCCAAGTTCTAGGTGTGTAATCTAGTTTAATTAACGGTTGTTTCACGTTTGTGGAACACCTGTTGAAATGTTTAACGATATACTGCCCTCTGCTTCAACTCCTACCTTTTCTCCATATTTCTTAGGATTCCATTTGGCCAATAACTTTAACCTTGCTTCTACTCTGTTCTTCTGCATCTGCACTGCTGCTGGATCTAGCCTTGTATTGCCCTCAGAACCGCACAAAGGGGGAGGTGCATCTATTATCTCCAAGCATTCCTCTGCAATAGCATCAGCCCCCATGTCTCGTGCGTGTGCGAAGCGTGCGATAAAGTCTCCATCATCTTTCTCCAACCAATTATAAATAGTTCTCCAATTTGGCTTATTTTTCAACCGACAATAAGACCGTAAAGTATTACCATGAGCAATCCAATCAATAATTTCATTTACAATTAAAGGATCAGGTTTCTCTGTAGGCCGTCCTAGTTTTGTAGATTGTTTTCCAACGGTCTGGAGTTTGCCCCCTGATTTGGTATTTACAGATTTTTGCAATTGTCCCCCTTGGT